CTGTAACCTTTACAGGAACTGCATCTTCTATAGCAAATGATGTTAATAGTGGATCTGTTCCAAGGGGTGGTATAATAGTTTCTGTATCTTCAAGTGAAGGTTTTGGATATCAACCATTGGTTGGTGCTGGTGCAACTATACGTTTTGCTTCTTCTGGTATTGTAACTGCGGTAAGTATTGGTAATAGTGGATCTGGTTATAGGGTAAATCCTGGCCCTGCCATGGGAGCAACAACAAGTTCAATCGGTGGTGTGGGTATCGCTACTGAGGTTAAAGTTGGTGTTGCCTTCACAACCTCTAGAGGAACACCTGTTATAGAATTTATCGGAACTGCAGCAGTTACAAATGGCCGTGTTGTAAGCATTGCTATTACACAAACTAATCCTGTTCCTGGCTTTACTGGCGTAGGTTCATCTACATTTGAGGCGATTATTGATCCACCTTTACCTTATCAAGACATTCCTCTCCATTATGATCATGCATCTACACCAGGTGTTGGTGGAACACAAGCAAGAGCAAATATCACAGTTGGCGTTGCAACTACAGGTGGTCGTGTCATTGATTTTGAAATTACTAACACAGGATTCGGATATGGTAATTCTCATGTATTAACTGTTCCTACATTTGCAACTGCACCTGGTGAATCATATGCAATTCCAATAGACGCACACTTATTCAAACCATTCAAGATAATAATTGATAGAGTTCATCATGATGAATTTAATATGTGGACAATGGGTGAACTTCAAGCTCTTGATGACTTCTCAAGTCTATTCAATGGAACTAGAAAATCATTCCCTCTTACTGTCGGTGGTGAAGCATTCGCTATTCAAGCAGCAAGTGGTTCAGATGTTGTTGTAAGAGAGACTATTATTCTTACTATAAATGATGTTTTACAGGTACCTGGTGAGGGTTATGAATTCAATGGTGGTGGAACAATAACACTTACAGAAGCACCAAATGCAGGTGATGTAATGAGAATGTTCTTCTATAGAGGAACTGGTGGTGAAGACGTAAAAGATAGAGATATTGTGGAAACTGTTAAAGTTGGTGATGATTTACAAATAGGGTTTGATCCTGCTTACAATACAAGAACATTTGTCGAGTTCCCAAGAACAGTTGGTGAAATTAAGTCTTCTGATACAGTGGTTACTAATCAATACTTCGGTAGAGGTATAGGTGATGATGCAACTGAAACTAGACCTGTTAAATGGTATAGACAAATTGAGGATAAGTTTATTGATGGAAGAATTGTTCGCAAGGATAGACCATTATATGAACCTAGTCTCTTCCCAACTGCATATCTAACACAATCAGTTGGTATAGGATCAACAGTGATATTCATTGATAGTTGTAAACCATTCTTTAATCCTGAGAATGAAAACCCAATTGATAGAAGTTTCCAAAATGATATTCAAATTGTCAACGCAAGTGCACAATATGAGTTTCTTGCAGGTGCTGCTGCAACAGCAACAGTTTCTGCTGCTGGAACTATCAGAAGTGTTGTGATATCCACTGGTGGTGATGGTTACACTGCTGCTCCTTTAGTTACAATACAACAACCTATAAGTATTGGTGGCACAGGATTTGCTGGTATTGGAAGCACTACTATAGCAAAAGCAACAGCAACAATTAGTGATGGAAGTGTAACAGCAATTACAGTGGGAGTTCAATCTGGTATCGGATATACTGATGCTGCACCTCCTAAAGTTTTAATTGCTCCACCTACATATGTTAGGGAAGAAAACACCATAGAATCTTATGGTGGAGACTTTGGTATTGTTATTGGAGTTGGTATATGTTCAAACATTTCTAGAGCTAATGGTGTTGGAATTGGTATTGGAACAGCGATTGTATTTGATCTCTATATTCCAAAAGACTCACCATTAAGAGATGATGCTATCAATAGCCCTGATGCAATAACAAGAAGTGGTTTAACAACAGGATTCTTCTTTACAGTTAATGGTTCTAATGGTCTTACCACGAATACTACTTTTACTGGTGGAGTTACTTCACTAGATAGATCTGGTCGTTACGTTGGAGTTGGAACTACTGCTCTAGATAACATATATGAAGTTTCTCATCATGTTGGAGTTACAACTGTTGGATTTGGAACTGATCAAGCAGAGGTTGCAACAAGAGTGTTCTGTAGAGTTCTTGATTGGAAAGGTTTACAGAATACAGTTGGTTATTCTACATTAAATCAGGGTCTATCAACGTCATTTATTGGCAACTATAGTTGGGGTCGATTACAACTAACTGATAGACAAATATCACAGGCATATACTGTTAATACCACTAATGGTATTACTGGTATTAAGACGGGGCCACAGATTAAGAGAAAGATCGCTCTTAAAGCTGAGAATTTCGTCGTCTAAATAAATAAAAAAAGTGTAAACAAAAGTTCATGTCGGCAATCATAACGGATCAAATAAGAATATTAAACGCAAAGAACTTCGTTGCTGGTGTATCCACTTCGACTAACTCTTATTATGCATTTGTGGGTTTACCTAATCCAACAAGTATTGTGTCAACGTGGGATTCTGCTCCTCCAGCACCAATTGATAGTTTTAATAATATGAATGACTATCATGATACTATGTTGGCAGTGAAGAGAATAACCTCTGCTGATGTAAAACAAATTGTTCCAAAATTAAACTGGAATTCAGGAACAACATACGATTACTATAGACATGACTATAGTATATCGAATGCACCACCTAATTCTGGTGGAACATCTTTATACACTGCAAACTTCTTTGTCGTTAATAGCGATTTCAGAGTTTATATTTGTCTACAGAATGGAACAACACCAGAAACACCTGACGGTAAACCATCTCTAGATGAACCAACATTTACAGATTTAGAACCAAGAACAGCAGGTACATCTGGAGACGGATATATTTGGAAATACTTGTACACTATAAAACCAGCAGACTTAATTAAATTTGACTCTACTGATTTCATGCCAGTTCCTTTAAACTGGGGAGATAACGCTGCAGATGCTGCTGTAAAAAGCAATGCCGTAGATGGTGGAATTAAAATTGTTGTTGTTAAAAATAGAGGAACTGGTATAGGAACTGCTAACCAAACTTATACTAGAGTTCCAATTAAAGGTGATGGTTTCAACGCGGAGTGCACTGTTGTTGTTAATAATGATGCTCAGATAGAGAGTGTCACGATATCTAATGAGGGATTTGGTTACACATACGGTAACGTTGATTTAGCTGCTGGATCCGTTCCAACACCAACTTCACCACCTACTCTTGATGTTATCATTCCACCACCAGGTGGTCATGGTGCAGATATCTATAGGGAGTTAGGTGCGACTAATGCTTTACTTTATGCAAGAATTGAAAATGATGCAGAAAACCCAGACTTTGTAACAGGAAACCAAATTGCTAGAATAGGTATTTTAGAAAATCCTAAATCTTTTGGATCTGATCAATTACTTACTCTAGATAAAGCAAGTGCTGCTTATGGATTAAGGTTGTCAGGAACTGGATATAGTTCTGTAACATTCACTCCAGATAGTTTAATATCTCAAACTGTGGGAACAGGTGTTACTGCCTATGGTAAAGTCATTGCATATGATCAAACAACTGGTGTTTTAAAGTATTGGCAGGATAGAACTATTGCAGGTTTCATAACAGCAACTGGTTCTGTTTCGACTGCACAAACAGCGACTGCAGCGATTTATGGTTACAACACAACAAGATTTACTGCTGATCCCGATAGTGGTGGTAATGTAACTATTGTTGGAGGTAGTTCTAATTTATCAATCAGCACTACATTTACGGGTCTTTCCACCTCAATAAATAATAGAACCTATTACCTTGGTCAAACATTTACCAAGGGAGTTTCTAATCCAGAAATAGACAAATATTCTGGAAATATGATTTATGTTGATCACAGACCATCAATTACAAGATCTTCCAATCAAAAAGAAGACATCAAAATAATATTACAGTTCTAATTAACTATGGCTCAGCAAACCAATCTTAACGTTTCACCGTATTTTGATGATTTCGACCCGAACGATAATTATCAAAAGATTCTTTTCAAGCCTGGTTATCCTGTACAAGCAAGAGAATTAACAGGTCTTCAGTCTATACTCCAGAATCAAATTGAAAAATTTGGTCAACATTTCTTTAAAGAGGGTGCAAAAGTAATACCTGGTAACACTGCGTATTCTTCAGAATATTTTGCTGTAGAATTAAATAATAGTCATTTAGGAGTTCCTGTAGAATTTTATATTGAGCAGTTAATTGATAGAAAGATAATTGGTGCAACAACAGGTGTAACAGCGATAATTAAACAGGTTCTCATGTCTGAGAATAGTGAGAATGGCAATTTAACATTGTATATCTCATATATGTCTTCTGGTGTAGAGGATAGTCAAATCAAAACATTTGCAGATGGTGAATTATTATTAGCAGACAGTGATATTGTTTCAGGCCCTAACAATAACGCATTCATACCATCAGGAGAATCATTTGCATCATGTATTGCAACTAATGCAACATCTACTGCTGCATCCTTTTCAATATCTAATGGTGTATATTTCATAAGAGGTAATTTTGTTGCAGTTAAAGATGAAACTATCATATTATCACAATATTCAAATGAGCCTAGTGCTAGAATTGGTTTAAGAATAGAAGAGGATATAATCAATGCTGATGAAGATGAAACATTGGCAGACAACTCAAAAGGATTTAATAATTACGCTGCACCAGGTGCTGATCGTTTAAAAATATCATGTAGTTTGTTCGCTAAACCATTAGATGATTTTAACGATTCTAATTTTATAGAGTTAGCAACTATTGAAAATGGAACTTTAAGATCTCAGAAAAAAAATACAGATTATAATTTTATTAGAGATGAACTAGCTCGTAGAACATTCGCAGAGTCTGGTGATTACATGACTAAAAGTTTCAGTGTTGCTCTGAAAGACTCTCTAGATGATAATATCAAAAATGGCGGTATATACCAAGCTGGTCAATTTACACAGGGTGGAACACTTGCAAGTGATGATCTTGCAGTATATCAAGTATCACCAGGTAAAGCGTTTGTTAAGGGATATGAGGTTGAAACTATAAGTTCTACATACATAGATTGCCCAAAACCAAGAACTTCAAAGAGATTAGAAAGTCAAGGTGTTGCGTATAATACTGGAAATTCAGTGAGAATGAATAATGTCAATGGTGCACCAACTATTGGTATTGGAAACACATACATCGTTAGTTTGAGGGATCAAAGATCTGGTGTAAATCCATTTAAAGTGGCGGGAGAAGAAATTGGTGTTGCTAGAGTTTATGATTTTGCTTTAGAATCTGGTTCTTATACTATTGCAAACTCTAAAGTAAATGAGTGGGATACATCTCTTTATGATATTCAGTTATTTTCTAAAGTAACTTTAAATGAGCCTGTCACATTCTCTATACCAACTCAGATTAAAGGAAAATATAGTGGTGCTACAGGATTCTTAAGATCTGCAGTAAGTAATAGCACATCTTTAGTTGTTTATGAAAAAACTGGAGAATTTGTAACTAATGAACCTTTTATAATAAATGGAACAGATAACAATCGTATCGCTACCGCTATAACATCTTTTAGTATGAAAGATGTTAAACAATTATATGGTGGCCCAGAATTAGGTGATGTTGGTTCGGCAAAAACTTTTACTGGTGATGTAGTACAAAAACCAGTTCTAGATTTTGGTACTGCTCAACTTACGTTAGCTAGCCCTCACACAGGTGTATCTACTGTTACTAGTGAAAGTTCACTATTTCCAGGCTCACTAAAAGTTGGAAATATTTTATCATTTGGTGGTTTAGGTAATAATGTTCCTTCTTTTGGAAGAATTACTGCAGTTAACACAAATGATATTGAAATGGTTGGTGTTGCAACTGTTACTGGAGTTTGTAGTGGAGAATTTCCAACATCAAATACACAAGTTTCTAGTTTAAGACTTCAAACATCACCATTAGAAAGAGCAACTGAGAGTAAATTATACGCATTAATGCCAAAAGCGTTTATATCAGACGTTGATCTTACAAATTCATCTTTAACAATTAGAAAATCATTTAGTGTTGATGTTGCACTTAATCCAAATACAGGATTAGGTCAATTGTCATCTGCATTAGCTGCAGGAACAAATGAGTCATTCCTACCATTTGATGAAGAAAGATATGTTTTTATGAGACCTGATGGAACTACTGTTGCACTAACTGATGATATGTTTACTTTTACCACAGGTAATACAGTATTACAGATACAAGGTTTAGGAGCAGCTGTGAGTGGATGCACATTAATAGCAACTCTTACAAAATCAAAACCAGCTGCAAAAGTTAAAAGATTAAATCGAGTAAATGCTACTGTTGTAAATTATTCTAAAGACGCTGCATCTGGTATTGGTGCAACAACTTTAAATGATGGTTTAACTCACGGAAACTTCCCTATAGGAACAAGAGTTCAAGACGAAAAAATAGCGTTAAATGAGGCAGATATTGTTGCTATTCATGGTATATTTGAATCTACTGATACTTCAGAAGCAAGTGCACCTAAGATGACTTTAACGTCTCTAAATGGCCCATCAGGAAAGGCAAGTGATTTAATTATTGGTGAAAAATTAAAAGGTCAAAACAGTGGTGCGGTGGCACTCGTAGCTGAAATATTAACAGATTCTCAAATTACATATATTACTTTAAATGAAACAGCATTTGAAGAAGGTGAAGTCATAGTATTTGAAGAATCAACAGTTCAAGGTTTAATTACAACTTTAGATAACCCTAGTAGAAATATATCAGCAAATTATACATTTACTAATGGTCAAAGAAGCACTTACTATGACTATGGATTTATCACTAGAAGATCAAATGCTAGAGCACCAAAGAAACAATTAAAAATATATTTTAAAAATGGTTATTACGATTCAACCGATGAGGGAGATATTACAGTAAGAAATTCTTATAATAGTTGGAATTATAGTAAAGAAATTCCTATGATTAACGGTGAATATGTCACAGATACAATTGATATAAGACCAAAAGTTTCTTCTTATACAGTTCTTGAAAATGTAAGATCTCCATTTGAATTTTTTGGAAGAACATTCACTGCATCTGGCAGTTCTGCTGCAAATATATTGGCATCCGATGAAACAATCACCGTTGATTTTAATCATGTTGTTGGTAGAATTGATAGAATTTTCTTAGACAAAACTGGAAGATTCCAAGTTAAATATGGTGATCCTTCAGAGAAAAGAGAAAGACCAACTGGAGTGGATGATGCAATAGAAATAGCAAGTGTTGTTTTACCTCCATACTTATTCTCACCTAAACAAGCAAGCATTGATTTCTTAAAGTATAAGAGATATAGAATGCAAGATATTAAAGAACTTGAAGAAAGAATTAAGAATCTAGAGTATTACACATCACTGTCAATGCTTGAAACACAGACATCAAACTTGTTTGTTGCTGATGCTGATGGATTGAATAAATTTAAATCTGGTTTCTTTGTTGATAATTTTACAAGTCTTAAACCACAAGAAACACAAGGATTTAAAGTAAAATGTAGTTTAGATCCCTCTCATAATGAAATGAGACCACAGCATTATTGCACTTCTATTGATCTAATGCCTGGCCCTGTAGATGGTGTAGATGCTGGAACTGATCGTGCTTTCCTTGCAGCTGAAGGAACAAATATAAGAAAAACTGAAGATGTTGTTACTCTTGATTATAGTGAGACTGAATGGTTAAGTCAGCAGTTTGCTACAAGAACAGAAAGTGTTACACCATTCTTAGTTAGTTTCTGGCAAGCAACTGTTAAATTATCACCATCAACAGATACATGGACAGATACCGCCAGAATCGATGCAAAAATAATTCAACAGGAAGGTAACTTTGCGGGCATCATGGCACAGGCGATGCAGGAGTTTGGTGTTGATCCACAAACTGGAATGGCTCCCATACAATGGAATTCATGGGAAACTAACTGGAGTGGCCAAGACTTTTCAGAGCGTAAGGTTAATAGAACAGAATCAAGTTCAGTAACTGAAGAAGAGATTATTAAAGCAGGTTGGATTAATGGTGGATCTGGTGTTAACCACTCACAAGACGTTACTACAACAACCACAACAACTCTTCAAGATACTATTCGTGATACATTTAGAATAGATCATCAAACTAGAAGCGGAACTAGAAAAGTTGTAACAGAACAATTTGATAGAGAATCTCTTGGAGATAGAGTTGTGAGTCGTGATGTTATCATGACCATGCGTTCTAGAAATATAGAAGTTAGAGTTACTAAGTGTAAACCACTTACACAATTATATGGATTCTTTGATGGTGTTAATGTTACTCAATATTGCACTCCAAAACTATTAGAAATAACAATGAAGTCTGGAACCTTCCAAGTTGGTGAGACTGTTGTTGGAACAATGCCAACACAAGGTCTACCTGCAGAGGGAACAGACATACCTGCAATTAAATTCAGAGTAGCACAAGCAAATCATAGAGCAGGCCCATATAATGCACCAACAGAAGTTTTTGCTAAGAATCCTTATGTTTCACAAGTAGGTGCATCAGGTCTTGAAACATTCTTAGGAACACCAGGAGTTGTTCAACTCGCATCTGATAGTGGTGGTGCTACAAATATGCCAGCAACGTATTCTTCAACTTCCACCATATTAAATATTGATACTAAGTCAATGAGCGATCAAGCTCAAGGAGATTACTTTGGATATGCACATACTAGAATGGAACTTAGAGGTTTAAGTAGTGGTGCTACAGCAGGAGTAGGAAACTATAGATTGATCTCTGATTTAGGTGCAAATATGATTTGTAGTTTTTATATTCCAAATCCAAATAGTGGTAATCATCCAAGATTTGAAACAGGAACTAAGACATTTACAATGATTGATAACACAACGAATGATCAGGAAAATACTGATACATTTGGTGAAGATATTTACAGTGCTGAAGGAACATTAGAAACGGTTCAGGAAAATATTATTTCTACTCGAAATGCTATAATTCAAACAAGACCAACTAAAGATGCTAGGTCAACTAGAACTCTAACAGGTTCTACTGTTATGAAGACAGAAGCGATTAGTACAGCACAAGCAGAAACTGGAAGACGAGATCGTTGGTATGACCCATTAGCACAATCTTTCCAAGTTACTGAAGAGGGTGGTATCTTTATAACAAGTTGTGATATTTACTTCCAAACTAAGGATGACATGGATATTCCTATGACATTCCAAATTAGAACAATGGAAGGGGGAACTCCAACACAAAAAGTTTTACCATTCTCTGAAATAATTAAAGCACCTGATCAAATCCAAGTATCTACCAATGGAACTGTAGCAACTAGATTTACATTTGAATCACCAGTATATCTTGAGGGTGCTAATACAGAATATGCCATATGTTTAGCATCATGGTCAACCAAATATAAAGTATTCATTTCAAGGATTGGAGAGTCTGATTTATTGACAGACGAATTTATATCACAACAACCATACCTAGGGTCGTTATTTAAATCACAAAACGCTTCTACATGGGAACCAAGTCAGTGGGAGGATCTTAAATTTATAATCAATAAAGCTGTATTTGAAACTGAAGGAACAATGGAGGTATATAACCCCATTTTATCTGAAGGTAATAACCAAGAAGCTAAATTAATGCCAAACTCAATCAATATTAACTCTAAAAAAATTAGAGTGGGTATTGGAACATCATTATCAGACACAACTCTTACTTTAGGTAATACAATTAATCAGTTAGCAGTCAGTGACGGTACAACTGACTTTAGTGCATCATCAAATGCTTCTGGTAATTTTGTTGGTAGTGCTGGTATTGGAACAGGAAGTATGGGTGTTGTTAATGCTGGTTTAGGATATACTCCTGCGTCTGGAACTAAATTATTTGTTGGTGTTGCTCTTACTAATATAACTGCTGGTGGAGACTTTATGACTGCAGATGTGGTAGTAACTGATGGTGGAATTTCATCAGCAAGAATTATATCTTCTGGTAGTGGATTCCAACAAGGTGATGTTCTTGGTATAGGAACCATTGGAACTGCTGCAGCTGGTAGAAATGCAAGACTATCCGTTGTATCAATTGGTAGAACAGATGAATTAATATTAGATAACGTTCAAGGTGATTTTGCTTTAAATGGATTATTAACATATACTCATCCTATCACTGGTGTGACAACCACGTTGAATACTCATGCTTTTGGAGGTCTTGGAAGTTGCAGAGCACAAAAAGTTACAACTGTGAGTGATGGATTACATTTCACAGTTGATCATAGAAATCACGGTATGCATCATGAACAAAATAGGGTGAGTATTAGTGGTGTTGATACTGATGTTCCTCTAACAAAATTATCATTACCATATGGTGTAAATTCTACTTCAACTATATCTGTTGAAAGCACTGATGACTTTACAACATTTGAAAACGTTGCTGTTGGAGCAACTAATCCTGGTTTAATACAAATCGGTGCTGAAGTAATTAAATATACAGGTGCTTCTGGGGGATCAATTACTGGTATAACAAGAGGAAATAATGGAAGAGCATACAATAAAGGAACTCCTGTTCGTAAGTATGAATTGGGTGGAGTATCTCTAGCAAGAATTAATAGAACTCATTTATTAAGTGAGGTTACAGATAGAGATCCTAATCCAATTACATTTGATAGTTACACTATCAAATTAGACACATCCGAACTAACTTCCGCAGAAACTGGAACAACTCACACTTTCTCTGTTCCAAATAGACAAAGTGATGGAAGTGCAGCAAGTAATCCTAAATTATATTTCAATGATACCAAATCTACTGGTGGATACGTTACTCGTGCATCACAGAATATTCCTTTCCAGATTATTTCACCAAATATCGCGAACATAGCTGTTCCTGGTACTACAGTATCTGCTGCTATGAAAACGATATCTGCTGCAAGTTTAGGTAACGGATTAGGTCAAGGAACTGATGTTCCTTTCTTAGACAAGGGAAGTGAAAGTGTAACTTTAAATAAATCAAATTATTTAAATTCACCTAGAATGATCGCATCTAGAGTTAATGAAACTAATAATACAGTAACTCAAAATGCACCTGGTCAGAGATCATTCAATATGACATTAACATTAGAAACATCCAATCCAAATTTATCTCCTGTTATAGATTTACAAAGAATGAATGCGATCTTAATTTCCAATAGAGTTGATGCTCCTATTACAAATTATAAACAAGATCCTAGAGTTAACACTCTCTTTGATGATCCTACAGCATGTCAGTATGTTTCTAGAGAAAATACTTTGGCAAATTCTGCCTCATCAATCAAGATAATACTTGATGCACATATTAATGAATATTCTGATATTAGAGCATATTATGCAATTAGTGCCACTCCAAACTTTGATCCAATATTTGAACCATTCCCTGGCTATAAAAATTTGAATGCTCAAGGTCAAGTTATTAACTCTGCTGAAAGTGATGGTTTACCTGATAGATTTATTCCTAAATCTGAAGCTGGAGCAGGATTTAAAAGTAGTGAATTAACATTTAGAGAGTTTGAATTTAATATGGAAGATCTTCCACCATTTAAATTCTATAGAGTTAAGTTTGTATTGACATCAACAAACCAAGTATATGTTCCTAGAGTTTCTAATTTAAGGGTTATTACTTTAGCATAATGTCAAACTACATTCCAGTTGAAGGCAATTCAGATTTGGTTAGAGATCCAAACACTGATCAAATAATTAATACTAATGAAAGTGCTTATCAACAATATATTACTCGTCGTCAAAAACGTAAGTCTGAAAAAGAAAAAGCATTAACCGTTGAACAAGATCTTGCTAATTTAAAAAGTGAATTAGGTGAAATTAAATCTTTACTAAAGGAGTTAGTAAATGGCAACTAAAAAAATTACTTTTGATCCAGAAGCAGGTGCTGCATATGCAGCTAATTTTACCATGCTTGGTGGTGCTAATTTTGAAGGTAACTTTGAAGTTGTAGGAACATCAAATACTGCATTTAGTCTTGAAGGATATTCTGGGTCATCTCAGATGACTAAAAGTGTTTCCATAGGATCAACTGCTTTTCCTGCAGCAACTTTTGCTGTTGGTTTTACAAGTGCTCTTGATGGAAAGATTCGTATATCTCTTGGTGGAACACAAACTAAACTTTTAGAGGAAGGTAGATATGTATATGATGTTATTGTCAGTTCTGGAAATACCTTTTACAGATTAGTCGATGGTAACATTCTTGTTCAACCTGGCATATCGTCAATCTCCGCACTATAAATATGGATAGAGGTATAGTATAAATGGCCCAACCATCCACCCGATCAGAATTAATCACTTATGC